ATTTCGCTATGAGCTTTGTTTGCTTTTGCTTTTGCTTTTAGTGATGCTAAAGCTAGAGTTCCTTTACTCAATTCATTCAATTCTTCTGTTTCTTCGTCCATTTCTTCTTCGTCTTCGTCTTCTTCTTCGTCTTCGTCTTTTTCTTCAACGATTTCGAAGTTTTCAGCGATAGCTTCAGAAATTTCTTCTTCTGAATATCCTTCTTCCATCATTTGATTGATGAAGGCTTCTAGTTCTTCTGAAATTTCAACTTCTTCTTCCATCATAGATGGTTCAGCAGGGACGGCTGCTTGTGCTGATTTCGAAGTGTCTTTCTTAGATCCACCTGCTGCTTTTGCAGATGGTGGTACGTCAGTTGGATTTACTGCCGCAGGACCCAAGTCTTCATATTCACCTTCTCCTGGAGACATTGCTCCTGGATTTGCAAATCTACCTTCGACAGCTTTAGCACCTGGTCGAAGTGTAGCTTTGTTTGGTGTCATTAGTTTTGAATCGCGGTCTGGTGTAGGATCATCAGACTCCTTGACCAAAATTGCTCTTGCTGTTTCAGATAGTGATTTCATTAGTAAACTCTCCTTAGTTTATCAACTATTTATGATTTTGTTTTTTTCCACAATTTTAGAATGATTTTAGATAGTTCTCTAGTATCACTAGAGCTTTGTCTTCGATCTGTCTCTTAGAAAAAGTTTTTAGTTTTTTTCTAGATTCTTCTATATATCTTTTCTGCCAATTTCCTGTAGCAGTATCTAGCCACCAATCATAGTTTTCCATGATGCCAGACACGAATGCATCTGGAGCAGAAGGATCAGCTACGATATCAGCACCAACAGCTAATTTGAAATCATCTTGCACAAGTTGATATCCATTGTGAGGTTTGAGTGATCCGACTCCACGAGTCGAAACGCCAAGCTTTACTCCACCATCTAGAAGACCTTTTGCAATATTTCCCATTGGTGTGTCCATAATCTTAGCTTTGCCTATGAAATTATTTCCATCTGGATAAAGCTTCGTGATCATGTGTGATACACGATCAAGATTTATAGAAGGACTATCTGGATGACCTAGTTCGCCTAAAGCACGATTTTGTGTTACATATTCTTTATTGTATCTAGAAACTTCCCTATCTAGAATTTGATATGGATAGACTCTACCATTTCTGTTCTTCTGTTCAGCTTGACAGAAAACTCCTTCGATAAAGTAGTTCTTTTTTCCAGATACTTCTTCAATTAGATATTGAACGTTTTCAACTTGTTCTCTAATTAGTTTCATGTTTAGTGTCCTAGTCTCTTTCTTTTGAGCATTGATCTAGCTCTTTTCATATTTATTCGAGCCATTTTTGAACGTCTTTTAATTTTAGCTCTTTTGGCTCCCATCTTACGCCTACGTCTTTCAGCGGGAGACATTCTTGTTAGTTTTCCACCACGAAAAGTATAACCTTTTACGTTAGAAACTCTCTTGCGTCTTTGAATCTTTCCATTACGAATTCTCAGTTTTACTATTTTGATTCGCGGCGATTCAGATAGTGTTTCTTCATTCATTCAGTTTCTTCTTTTTTAAATTTAGGAAATTTACCAGTGGCTCTACGCTGTTTCCAATTTGTAGCTTTGATTGATGCTATTGTTTGGTTATACATGTCATTAGCATCTGCTTTTTTATCTGGTCTTCTTGCAGTTCTGAGGTATCTATCAACTCTTTGTTTATCTAAAGATTGCTCGATACTTCTTTTAATCTTATAGAAATCGCTATCTAAAATTGGATCATCTCCAGGTTTACCTGCAATTTTTTCTGCTTTTGCGATATGAGAATCTACATTTCTCATAACTCGATTTCTTTTACCGGAAATAGCATTTATAGCCATTTTCATTAGACCTTCACTTACGTCATGGGTATCTTCTTCTTTCATCTGCTTCGCTCTAGCCGCATGAATTCTTGCAAGAGTGCCTTCAATTTCAGGGTCACTATCTGGATGATCGGAATGAATCTCCTTCCAAAGCTTATCTTGTGCTTTCTTTTTTTCTTCTGGAGACAATTTTTTAGCTGACATAGGAATTTTGGCTTCTGACATTTCTTTTTTGCCAATAACATGTGCAGCAACCATCTTTTTCTTTTCGTCAAGCTTTTGAGAAACTTTTTCCCTCATCAACTCAATGAATGCATCATTGGCTTCAGATAATTTTTTGTTAGCTATTCTAAGAATTAGTTCTTTGCTCATAGTGACCAAGTTCCTCTGTTGAATGCTGCGGGATCAGCAGTTTGACCCTGATCATAGTCTGATTGATTTTTGCGTATATCGATGAAAATAGTGAAATTATCGCCCGCTGCTGTGCTTGCATCTGACAATAAAATGTCTCCAGTAGGAGATGCATCTGGGCAAGAAATTGTTGCTCCGTCGCCCATAGCATCGAAATTGAAATCAAAAGTTTTATCATTCAATATGAGTATTTCTGAATTTGCTGCGCTTTCCCACTGAAGCTTGAAATAGCCATTGTTAGAAAAATGACCAATTCCGAATACTCTTTTTATTGCAATCCCATATGAGCTTCTTGGATGGGTATTCGAACTCATAATGTATCCGTTTGCATTTAGAGCAAATCTAAGAGTAGAGGCATCTAAAAGTCTCACATTTGCACTAGCGCTTCCGTCAGATAAAAATACGTATTTTACCAAGGTTCTCTTGTTATTGTCTATAATTCTTTGTTCTCTTATGAGATTTGCCATTTATCTTGCCTTTACTACAAAGTTTATTGCTTTTCTAAATGAAACAGCATTTTCATTTATCATTTGTTCGAACTTCTTTTTGTTAGTCTTATTCAAAGACTCATGAACTTGAATAATCTTCTTTGCTGTTCTATTATTTATAAAAATCGATTTGTCTCCAAAAGAAACTTTGTCTTCTTTTAGATTGTTTTCTACTATTGAATTGATAATGTCGAGGTTCGTGGACTCATTTGGTCCCCACAATATTCTCTGATTTGCACGATCTAGTGCGCTCACAACAGTAGTTTTTTTGTCAGGAGTCATTGATGATGATACTGGATTGACTTGACGTGCACCCGGTGTTGTATCATGACCAGGAAGAGATTTCACGGCATCAGAAAAATCAATTCCTGAGGAAGATTCAGGAGATGATGGTTTTACTAACTCAGGAGCCACAGCTAATGTAGAATCTTTTTTTGCGGCTTCTCTTTTAGCTATTCTAGCGTCTCTTTTAGCCTGTCTTTCAGCTTTTCTGGCTGCTCTAGCTTTATCTGCTTGGGCGGCGGCTCTTTTATCTTTGAATGTCTTTATAGCTGATGAACCAGCTGTAACAGCTTTTGATCCGACATCCTTGATTTTTGATCCTACTGCCGCTCCTATTTCAGCAGCTTTTGGAGCAAGTTTTGATCCTGCTTCAACAGCTTTTGATCCGACTTTTGCAGCAAGCTCTAAAGCTTTGACCCACTCGTCTAGCTGATCTTGCTTCGATTCTCTGACAATCTTTAGATTTGACCTGAATGATTTTTTTGGAGAAGACTCTTTTAATTCTGACTTCTCTTTTTTCTCGAATCTGATTTTACCCATATCTTCTTTAGTCTCCTCGGTCATGTGAATTCCAAGTTCATCAGCTTTAGGTCCAAATGGTATAGAAATATACTTATCTAATGCTTGTGAATAATACATTGCAACTTTTTGATTGTCTGGATATACTCTGATTGCCTTTCTTCTTAGAACAAGGACAACGGGAATATCTTTTTCCGATGGATATCCAGGAGCTCTTTTTGTATCATATGCAGACAAATGATCTTGTTTTTCCGATAATACGTGAGCTATAAGAGATTCTGTCAGACTGACCATTGATTTCTTTTCAGCCATAGTCATAGCTGAAGTGTTTGTGTATAGTGCTCTTTTTACGAGATTAGCTTTTCCCTGCTCAAGCAAACCTAATTGCACAAGAGATTCTAGAATTCCAGAATCGGATTCTAGTGATATCTTTCTTTCTTGATCTATTATTTGCTTGACAGTTTTCATTTATTCTCTTCTCAAATATGAAAAAGCTATATTCTCTTTTGTTTCTTGGAGCTTCACATATGCTTTTTCATTAAGAGCATTTTTGATCGAATCTTTGATCTTAGATGCATCCTTTTGAGTGCAAGCTTCGATTATTTGTCTTGTTATATTTGACATAGTTTCCTCTTCTTTTCTACTATTTATTTTACAATACAATCAGCATAATAAATTTCTAAATTGAGCTGATTTGCAAGTCCATCTGATCCTACTAGTTTTTGAAAGTCGGATGCTATCTGTACTTTTGCTCCTCTATTCAGTATATATTCGTAATCTTGAGGAGTAGCTGAAAAATCAGAAGCATATATTCCTTTTGAATTTTTCTGAATATTCAATTGAAGAAGTATTACAGAAGGTCTTCCTGATGATGGATCTATTTTTGAAGAATCTGTTGCGCTTGCTACATGCACCGGATTCAATGATGTCATTCTAAATCCTTTGAATTTAAATGTTGTTCCTACAGGCAAAGAAGAAGGATCAACATCAGGGTGCAATTTTGTATATGTTAGAAATGGCATAGGAGCTCTGCCTTTTTTCATGGCAGAGTCTAGAGACGCTATCATTTCTGGATAAGGATCGTCTATAGATTGAGGCTCGATTTTATTGACTGCGATGCCAGAAGGCATATTAGCCAATCTGTCATTGATGCCTGTAAATTCACCGGCAGTAAATGCATTCAATGCATTCAATTCCATATCATCATAATTTTCAGGAGGATATGCCGTAACCAATGCATTATGTAATTCTGTTATCTGTGGAGTAATCATTTCATTATACAATCCTAGGTCATCGGACTGGGTATTTCTAAATTGATTCGATTTTACTGCCTTGTTGAATGGAGTTAGATTGCCATTCAATACGATATGAGTAATTTGATTTGTTTTGGGATCTTCATATCTCCCAAAGCCCACATATTTTAGTCCGCGCCTTTTTGCTTCTTTAGCTGGACCTGACTCTGGTTCTGCTCTTAGATTGTTGAGATTTTCTTTGATTATTCTTGTCATGCTGAATATTCCATTTCATTGGGCTGTACTTCAAACTTCGATGGTGGTGGAGTCATTGGTGTACCATCTGGCTTCAACATTTCTCCTTCAGGAGACATGAGGACTGGTGCTGCACCCGGAGCATTAGTTTGTGCTGCTATCTGATTCTGTTGAGCAATCATATTTGGATCATTTGCAGCAGCTTGTACTTGATTTTGCTGTATGATAGCTTGTTCATTTTGCATCTGACCATCGATTTCTTCCATTTCATCTTCAGTTTGATGGAGAACGTTCTTTCTTACCCATTCCATTGAATAATATCTACCCACAAATGGATCGATTAGCTGAAGAATGCTAACGCGGCTCATCATCAATTCAGCTTCTTTTAGTTCATTAAAGTTATTGTCTTTTTTGAAATCGTACCAAATATCTTCTTTGAATTTATCCCATTCTTCCGAGTTGCATACTTTCTTTAGAGAAAGCTGAACTCTCATAATGTCATCAAATAGAGTAGAGAATTTTGATCTAAGTCTTTGAATGAACTTGGTAAACTTCAATTCGTCTCTAGTGATTTCTGTAGTTCTACCTAGAGAAAATCCTTGATTTTGTTCCAGACGAGAAACTGGAACACCCAATGCCTTCATAAGCTTCTTTTCGAAATATTTTACGTCTTCCATCTGACCAAGATTTTGCCCGCCAGGAAGAGTAGTGATTTCTGTTCCTTTGTTTCCTTCACGACGTGGAAGCCAGAAATCTTCGAGCATAGACATATGCTTTCTGTCGTCTTTTATTTCACCTGTGCTCGAATCATAGACGAGCTTATTTCTATAGTTGGTCATAATATCTTTGAGATATTGTTCAGCTTTGATTGTTGGCATATTTCCAACATCGATATAGAATACTCGTCTTTCAGGAGCACGAGATAGCCTATAGATTACCGTAGCATCTTCAATCATTCTAAGCTGATTTAGGGGTTTGATTGCTTTGTGGAGATATGATAGTACCATAGCTCTCTTTGCATCCATCAATCCAGAATTCACGTTGACAATTGCATCTACAGCAATTTTTGATCCTAGATTTGAATGGGCCCCAATAATGCCTCTTTCATTATACAGATAGTATTCATTCTGTTTATGGATAATATCCATTCCAGTTTGAGTATCTTTTTTCTTTTGAATTTCTCTAATTTTACGGATTCTTCTTGGATCGATATAGCGAATCTGTTGAATGCCTTTACCGACAGAAGCTTCGTCAATGACTATGTGATAGAAAAGTCTACCATCAATATACCATCTTCTAAAGATTTCATGCCCCATGTTTCCGAAATCTAGAAGTCTCATTACGAATTCGAATTCTTCTCGAATCTTGTTCTTTACATTTTCTGGCTGCTCGAGGTCGTCCAAGTTTATTTCTACTGCTTTACCAGAATCATCATGTACGATTGCTTCATTGACGATATCGTCGATAGCACCTTCAAGTTCAGGTTGAATTGCCATTTCTCTATATCGCGTTATTAGTTCTATTTCGTTTCTTACAATACCATCAAGATCAACATAATGACCATAATATGCGCCAGATTGTATAGTTACTGCGCCGTCGTCATTGCTTGGTAATGAAAATGTTTTTTGGGTTGGCTCTTGAACCTGGTCATTTTCTTTCTTTTTTCCAGGTCTGGTAATTTGAAAACCGAAAAGCTGCATAGATAATTATCTCCAGAAGGGGTGGGCGGAGAATTCTCCGCCCTTCAATATATATAGATCACTTTATTGAACTAATGGTAGATTTGGATTTGCGAATGCCCCACTTCCTACAGAATCGGTAGTTGCACCGTTATTACCATCTGCCCATTCCCACCACTGATATGCGAATGTTACAGCATATTCTTCGATTGTGTCATTAGCACCCCAGTCTAGTTCGATTGGTGATACGTCGATTGGGAATAATCCTACGAACTTATACTTTTTGATAATATCGCCTCTTTTACCATACTGAGTGATATAACCATCTTGCTGATACCCATTATCCCCTTTGATGAATGCATTATCACGCAAGTTTGCAACGTGAGAATCTAGTCCGCTCATCCACTTTTCGAATGCGTCTCTAATTACGAAATCTTCATCATTTATGACTGTAACTGTCCATTCGGGGAAGGTTCTATTTCCAGAAAATTTTAGTTCGCGACCAAAGTAAAATTGAGGAATATGATTTACTGTTGACCCTGGTAGCTGGGCTGCTCTAGCCATAAACGTGAATTTTTGTTGAGCGCCAGATCCAGAAGTTATAGTCGGAAAAGTTAGTTCACACTGAAAAAGATTTGGACGCGCGCCGTCATAGTTCATTTGCGCTCTGAAATCTTGTACTCTAAATGCCATTTAATTTTTCTCCTATTTAACGAGAATCTTTTTTATCTTGCTTATATTTATGTGAAATAGAGGGGAATATTTCACCCCTCTATCATTTCGAGTTAGCCGAAGCGCCCAACAACTTCTTCGAATGCAACACCAGTTCTTACAGCCACGAAATTCAATTGGATAAAGTTGATAGAACGTGCTGGCTTGATATAAATGTCACCGATAAATTCGTTTCTATCGATTACTTCTGGTGTATTGTTAGTTGTATCACATACGACTCTGAAGTCGAAGATACCGCGTCTTCCTTGTACGTCTCTTAAGAATGGTTCTACAAGGGCAACGAACTGAGCACGAGTAAATTCATCGTTGAATTCAAAGAGTGAATACTTTGCCGCTCTTGCAATTGCTTTTTCGAGAACGATGAATAGACGGCGAACGTTAATTCTGTCGAAAGCTGAAGGCTTTGCAAGCATTGTCTTGTCGCCGAATAGAACAGTTCCTTCTCCAGGGAAAGAAACTACTGGATTGATTCCGTTCTTATATAGATCGTCTCTATTTGCTTTTGTTGGATTCCAGGCCAGTTTTACTACATTCTTGATCTGACCTCTATTGAATCCTGCTGGTGAATACCATGGATCTCTTTCGAAATCTGTTCTTACGCAAAGCCCAGCAATGTCTCCGTTTAGAGGTACCCATCTATAGACGTTGTTATACTTGTCGAACTGGTACTTCCAGTTATTGTCCATAACTGAGTATGAAGATGAATTGAATAGGTTTCTGAATGCTACTGAGTCAGTAACTTCGTTTCCTGAGTTGTCAACTACGTCTTCATATTCTGGAGAAATGAACAATACGCAATCTTTACGAACTTCGACAATGTTATCTAGGACGTATTCGGAAACAGTATTATTAGCTGCGCCTGTCATGATAAGTGAAACATCGACTTCTTCGGCATTTGCGAATTTGTCATATGCATTGATCAAATCTGCGTCGGATACAGCTGTATCCAGACCGCCAGTCAATGAAGTTGTATATGATGTATCGTTCTGAGCAAATGTTACTCCAGAGGCTGGTGTTCCCCATGTAGAGGTAGCAGCGTATCCGTTAGAGTTATTTTGAGCATGATCGATGACATAAATGTAACGTGAACGATCATTTACGGCATTTACGTAATAATTTGATGATCCGTCATCATTTGTTGCGTCTGATGCTTTTGAAATATAAGCAAACTTTTCGAGAATTGTTCCTGATGTTCCTGAGAATTTTCCATCTTCGTCAACTACGATGAGGTGCATTTCATCGTTTGCACCGCTTACATTTGATGCATAAGTTGATGTTCCTGGTGCACCATTGAATTCCCCAGCATATGTCCAAGCTGAATATGCTGTAGAGTTTGGAGATGCCCAAAGAGAAACTTTGAGGCTGTTTCCTAGAGCTCCAGGATATCTTGCTGCGAACATTCCGTAAGTATTGGCTGCTGATAGATCCAAATAGTTTAGTTCATAGTCATTTCTATTTTTGATCAATAGACCGCCACCATTTGATGTGGCATTTTTAGATGTAGTGTTTGATCCAGCTCTGACAATACGAAGATTTCGAGCATAAGATAGGAAGTTTGCGCATGTGAAAAATGATCTGAATGTATTAGCATCTGGTTTACCAAAAGTATTGACAAGTTCTACTTCATTTGAAATAGAAACGACAACATCTTGTGGGCCCCAAACGAATCTTCCAGCAAAAGCACCTTCGGTGGTACCAACTGCTGGGACGATTGTAGTTAGATCAATTTCACTTACATTGACTCCTGGAGAGATTTGAAACGCCATTTTGTTATTACTCCTTGTATAAGGGGTTTATTATTGTCCCATTACTGTAAACTATTTATAATTTTAGCGTTTTTTATAGTCTCCATCTATTGTACAGATGATCTAAATTCACATTTCCTATATCGAATTTAGAATTTCTTTCTTCTACCCACAATTCGGCATCTTTTTCCACTTTTTCTTTGAACGGATCGTCTAGACCGTTGTCAATAATTCCGAAAGGTACAATATCCTGATCAACAAGATTCATTTGATCTTTTTGAATAGCCTGTCTGATATCCGAATTTATGTTTTCCTTGAAATATCTTTGGCTTGTTAGCCATCCAAAATGGACTAAAGTCATCACTAGATCGTCATTTGATCCGTCTTCTGCTGCATATGTTTGTTTATTGACAGAAAACGTCGTAAATTCTTTGATGATATCTGGATCATGTACTATTAGTTTGTCGGATTCTATGAGAGTTTTTAGG